AGCGCCGGATGAGGCGGAATTAGGAGAGGTAGGATGATCGTTTTCACTACGCCGACTGCGATGCCGATTGAAGCCGCAACGACAATGGGCGTTTCTGTTAAGGAAGATGGCGCTATCGGAAAGTTCGGGACTGGCATGAAGTACGCCATTGCTGGTGTGTTGCGCCTTGGGGGTCGAATCTCGGTTGAGGTGGATTCGGTGCCGTATGAGTTCACGTCTGTCACAACTGATATTCGTGGTCGCGACTTCCAGATTGTGCATTGCAACGGTCAGGCTTGCGGGTTCACGACCGAACTTGGAAAGCATTGGGAGCCGTGGCAGTTGTTCCGCGAGCTGGCATCAAATGCGCTGGATGAGGGTGGCTGCTGGTCCAAGTGCGATGCTGAGGGCGTTACCAAGATCACTATTCACTGCCGTGAGGTTGAAGAGGCTGGTGAGAATGAGGGAGTATTCCTTCGCGCTGGCGAGCCTATCCTGACTTCCAGCATGGGCGCTACGGTATATCCTGGACCGTCTCAGCATTACTACTACAAGGGAATCCGGGCAGGTTCTTTCCCATATGTGGCCCCGGTTACGGTTGACGTTGATAGCGGCTCTCTGTCTGAGGACCGCCTGCTTGACATGTCCAAGGTGCGTTCTGAATTGGCATGGGCATTCCGTACCGCTACCTATGTGGATCAGTCGTTGGCGCTGGCCGTCACGTCTCAGTCTGAGCCGGGTCAGTTTTGGGTGGACAATATTTGTCATTGGACGATGGGCTCTGAGCTTCCGGATTCTTTGACTCAGTTCCTTGTCGAGCGCCCTAAGTGGATTCGCCATCCGGCTTTTATCAAGGCGCTTAACGAGCATCTGCGTAAGGGTGGCACCGGCAAGTGGCAGGAGGTAGAGCCTACTGAAAAGATGCTGGCTCTCTTGGAGCTTGGTGAGCAACTTTGCCGGAATATTGGCGTTGACGTGGTTCCGCGAAGCAAGGTTCGTTTCACGGCTGATCTTGACGACCGTTCCTTGGCGGTAACTTGCATGGACACCCGCGACGTGTGGTTTTCCACTAAGCTGGCGCTCAAGGGCCGAGATGAGTTCCTGTGCGGTTATCTTGAAGAGGCGATTCATGCGATGACCGGGCAGGCCGATTGCACGCGAGAACTGCAAAATACTCTGTTCTCCATTATCGTCAGCCAGTCGGGGATTTAAGATGACCAAATCTGAAACTATCCGACTCCTCCATCGTGAGGGATGCAGCGTTAGCGAGATTGCCTTGGCGGTCGGATACAAGGAAAAGGTCATCAAGGTCCGTCTAGCTAGGCCGAGACCGCTAGCAAAGGATCGGCTCCCATGGGCATTCAACGGCTGGCGAGGCTGGCCGATCAGCGATAAGGTGATTTCACTGTGAACTCAGACACGAAATCAGTAGCCCGCGAGCTAGTCGCATGGTTCATGAGCGGAAATAGCGTGCCAGTGGACATTCGGCATACGGCAAATGTCAACGGGGAGCGAATCATGGCGGATGCTGAGCGGCTGGACCGTTTCATCAATGGAACAAACCGTTCTACAAAGTCCGTTGATAGGATGATGCCATAGGCGCAGAATAGGCACATCAACTTCATTGGAGAGGGAAATGAATCGTTCAAACCGCCACGCAGACCGATACACTGACATTCAGCGTCAGACTCAGGCTGACGTAGAGCGCGCTGAGATGTGGCAGCGAGTGCTTGACCGTAAGGCGCGTAGCCAGCGGTTTAAGGAGTTGATCGTGACCTGGGCTGTGATCGGATGCCTTGTTGTTGTGGTAGTCCGATTGTTCTATGTGGCGACGGCATGAGAGAGCTTAGTCTTTTCACAGGAGCAGGCGGCGGTCTGCTTGGGACAAAATTACTAGGGTTCAAACATGTCGGGTATGTGGAGTGGAATGAATATTGCCAGCGAGTCATCGCAGCTAGGATCAGAGATGGATTGCTCGACAACGCGCCAATTTTCGGCGATATCGACGCATTCATCAGTGAAGGGTTCGCCTCAAGCTATCAAGGAATGGTTGATGTTGTCACGGGAGGATTCCCATGCCAGCCATACAGCGCAGCCGGAAAGCAGCTTGGAGAAAACGACCCAAAGGACCGATGGCCTTCAACAAGAGAAGTCATTCGCCAAGTACGACCAAAGTTCTGCCTCCTGGAGAACGTGCCTCGGCTTATTTCCCTCGGATACCTCGGAAAAGTTCTCGGGGACTTGGCCGAAATGGGGTTCAATGCGGAATGGGGAGTTATTTCAGCAGCCGCAGCCGGTGCAGACCATGTACGAGAGAGGCTCTGGATATTTGCCTACACCGACAGCGCACAATGCGAAGGAAGGAGCCTATCCAGCCGAGTACGCCAGGAATACGCCTACTCTTGCCGCAGTTCTTGGTGGAAAGATCAACCCATGCCGGACGGAGTGGATGATGGGTTGGCCTCTAAATTGGACATCTCTTCACGAACTGAAAGACTTAAAGCAGTGGGGAATGGGCAAGTACCCCAAACACTTGTAATGGCATATGAGGCGCTAATTGATCAAGCAATGTCGCCAGTGTAAAAATTCCTTTACTTATGCTGTATATGGAGGAAAGAAAGAGAGCAAGGCAAATTTAGATAAAAGAAATTATTGCTCTAGAATTTGCTTCTTGAATTATTCTAGAGAGAAATCTAAAAGGCACTATGAAAATAACAAGGATAAAATAAAGAAAAAGAAGAAGGAGGATCAAGCGCGATATAGGAAGGAAAATCCTTCTAGGTCAAGAGAAATAGCAAGGAACGCTACAGAAAGAATAAGGGCCATGCTTTTTTCTATCTACGGTGATTCATGCAAGATATGTGGATTTTCTGATAGAAGGGCTTTGTCTTTAGATCATATAAACAATGATGGAGCTAAAGAGAGAGCAGATCTAGGGATTAGAGGTTCATATAGGAAAGCAATAAAAGACGCCGACCATTCTAGGTATAGAACTCTTTGCATGAATTGCCAATGGATAACAAGGAAGTACGAGCGCATGGGAGATCCTAAGTGAGCTCGCACAACGTAATTACGCTCCCGCCTAAAAACCGAGAGCGCGAGATTGAGCGTATCGTGATGCTTTGCAACATGTTTCAGCCTGGCAAGCCTGTTAACGTAAAGTTCACGATTGCTCGGCCTGAGCGGACGATCCCGCAAGTCGCCTACCTGCACGCAGTTTGTTACGCGATGCTATCTGAGCATACGGGCTATGAGAAGGATGAGATTGAGGAATACTTGCTAGGCGCTTACTTTGGTTGGAAAGAAAAGAAGTTGCCAGGTGGCCGAGTGTCATTCGTTCCGATCCGTCGAACGACGACCGATGAGGAAGGTAATAGGGATGTGCTTGAGGGGCGAGCCTTTTGGGATTTTGTTTCATGGATTCAGCGTGTGGCAGCGCGTCAAGGCTGCATAATTCCCGATCCTAGTAAAGACTACAAATTGGAGAGAGTGAAATGAGTAAGCATACGCCGGGGCCGTGGTATGTAGGCTGCGAAGATGAGGACACAGGTGAGATCGAGGTGATTAGCGGGGTGCGCCCGTATGTCTGTTTGGTACTCCCTGGCGCAATCGATGAGGTAACGCCGGCCAATGCCCGCCTTATCGCTGCCGCGCCGGAACTTCTGGAGGCGCTAACAGAGATTGTCACCGCCGCAGATGGCGACGGCTGGAAGAAACTCGACGCAACTTTTGCGGGCGCCCGCGCAGCCATCGCCAAGGCCACGGGCGAGTGAGATGCGCTCAGAAGGCCGCAATCTAGATATTTGGAATGATAGCCCGGAGAGGATGCTAGAGCGCGCCATTGCTCAGTTAGAGGTGGCGAAGGTTGATCCTAGCTTCTACGGCGTTGTCAGAAATGATAGAATTGAGCATTACACAAGAGAGGTGGAGAAGTGGCGAGCGCTGTGTCAGTAGATTTCAAGATTCCCAAGATTGGCTCCAAGTATTCCATCATCATGAATGAGGGTACGTCTCAGGCGCTTATGGGTATGCTGTACCGAAACCCGTATGAGGATGAGATTGAGCGCCAGGCGTTCGACTACGGCTTCCAGAGCGGCAGTTGCCATAAAGAAAAGGTGATGGGATGAGTAAGCAAATTGCAGTTGCATTGTGCATGGTAATTGGTTTTACCCTTACTGCATGGCTGACAACTTCTCCTGCATGGGTTGCTCTAATCGTTGCGATCATGGCTGGCATATGGTGTGACCTGCGGAATGGTCGATGAGGCGAGGCCGCTCCACTGGCGCGCCAACAAAGGCCGAGGCTGATCGAATCGTAGCCATCAAGGAGCTTGGCCTCTGCATGGCCTGCGAGTCGCTTAGGCTTGCTGGTCTAGCCGGATCGGATGTAGAAGGCGTGGATTTCCATCACTTCAAAAGTGGCAATATCCGTCGCGGCCACATGTTCGGCGTCGGTCTCTGTCCTTGGCATCATAGGCGCTACCCGCTGGATGGCGTGACTTGCAAAGAGATGGTTGTGCTTTTCGGGCCTAGCCTTCTGGATGGCGGAAAGGCATTCGCAGAAGTCTTTGGCAATGACGAAGAATTGCTAAAGCGGCAGAATCAACTACTAGGAGATGGATATGGGCGATGAGAAGATTGGATATGTTGTTGGGGTCCGGTTGGATAGCGGCCATTTGAACGTAGAGTTCAATGCGCGCCCGGGCTTGACGGATGATGAAGCTTTCGACTTGGCAATCACCACTATTGAGCATGAGCTTAATTACGCCAAGCTGGACTATGTAGAGTGACCCCTAAAGAGCAAGCCTACCAAGCAGGAGCCTGGTCACGTCAAGAGGGAAGGGCAATTAGTGCGCGTCCCAATTATGGGCCAACAGAAGAATGCGCCGAGCTTCGCAAAGAGTGGGAGCGCGGGTGGAAGGATGAGGATGCTAGGAGGAAGCGTGCTAAGTGAAATGCGCTTACCTTGGCCTGACAAGGATATGTCGCCTAACGTCCGCATTCACTGGGCACGTAAGGCTAAGGCCGTAAAAATTGCAAGATGCTTTGCATTCTTCAAGACAAAAGAGGCGGAATGGGATAAAATCCAACTATCAGAAGGTCGATTGCATCTATGGATCGACTTCTATCCGCCGACTAAGCGGATGCCGGATGACGACAACATGCTTAGCCGATGCAAGGCGTACCGGGATGGGATTGCGGATGCACTAGGGATCGATGACAAGCGTTTCATCTCTCACCCATTCGTAAAAAATGAAGTTGTTAAGGGTGGCGAGGTTCGGATTAGGATTACGGGAGCGCCATGAGCAAGATTGAGGATTCGGTAGCGGCCAAAATCAAGGATCGCGCTATCGACGGCTACATTAAGTATCAGCAGACGATGGAGCGCACGGACCTATCGCGCCTAGATTGGCTGATCCATGCGCAGGAAGAGGCAATGGACCTGGCTGTATACCTTGAAAGGATTATACAAGATGAAAGGTCCAAGGTTTAGCCAATACACAGACGCCGAACTAGAAATTGTAATGCGCCTGAGCAGGGAGTTAGCAAGATCGGTATTTGAGGTTCATCGTCAAGGATATGACGTTAGCGAGGTCATGCAAGAGGCTAGAGACTTTGCGGCGGAGGCTGAGATGATGAAGCGTGAAATCCAACGACGAAAGAGGGGTAAGAGATGAGCGATAAGTTCATTGTTGTTTGCCAAAGTGTTGTTGGCAATGGCGAAGGATTTACTATCGATTACGCGTGGGATGGAGAAGAGTATGACTCTCGTATGGATGCAATCCAGCGAGGATTTTTTATCCGAGATAGTGATGATTTCAATGTTGCTGTTCTGAGTGATGGCGTAATGACTTCATTCGATTGGATGGATGAGGTTGTTGAGAGTCAGCCTCACGTTCTTTCTGAGATTGCCAAAGCAATCGGACTTTAAATAAGGGATCAACATGACCGACACCAACGCAACCACGCTGCGCAACGCTCTTGCCGCAGCCGTAAAGAACCACGTTGACTCCAATGGCCTGAAGGCTAAGGATGCCGCAGAGGCCGCAGGCGTGCAGTACAGCCGCCTTAGCCAAATCCTGCGAGGCGATGTAGCCAAGATTAGTTCCGATGCCCTAGTGAACGTGCTGGGCGGGTTCGGCTACCGGCTGACCGGCATCAACGGCTCGGGCAATGGCACTGAGATTGTTCTGAGTCTGGATAAGGCAGATAAGGTACTGCCGGAGATTGAGAAACCGGTTGAGATTGTCGCTGGCAGCACGATGGAGGATGGAGAGTTTGTTCGGGCAAGCATGATCCTGAAAGACCCTTCGGCTATCAAAATGGCTATTAGTAGCCCGACGATTGGCTACAGCGGCCCAGGCATTGATTCTGATTCTACATTCGATCCGGACTTCGACCGAGTGGTGAGCGACGATGAGTAATGATCTTGTAGGTAAGGTAGTATTTGGGCCGGCTACGATGGGCGGAATTCCACAGCCTTTCACCATCACGGCGAATGGAGTGAATGTAAATGCTCAATCAGTTCCGAATGATCTTGTTTACAGGCTAAATGTGAAGGTAAAGCGCCTCCACCCGTCTGCCGTGATCCCGAGCTATGCTACCGATGGATCAGGCTGCTTCGACATTACTGCTGTAGAGTGCGTGGAGCAGAAGGACGACACGGCGACGTACCGGACGGGTCTGGCATTTGAGATTCCGCAGGGTAAGGCCATGATCCTATACGGGCGCAGCGGCTATGCGTTCAACCGTAGCCTGCGTCTGGCTACCTGTACCAGTGTGATCGATAGCGATTTTCGCGGCGAACTGCTGGTGAAGGTCCGCCGTGATGATGGTGGAATTTGGTATCCGTCTGCTGGTGATCGCATAGCCCAGGCAATGATCGTTGACGTCCCACATGTGAAGTTCGTTGAGGTTGACGAACTGAGTGATACCAAGCGCGGCGAAGGCGGTTTTGGCAGCACAGGAGTTTGAGATGGCAAGGTTCAAAGTAAGCAAGATGTACAAAAAGGTTCTTGTGCCATATTGGGATAGCTTTAGCCTCCTTGATCCGTCAACGTGGTTCTCGCGTGATTACGATAGCGTTGGCTGTCGAGTCAGAGTGATGGTTGAAGGAGAACTAGTAAGAGAACTGCATGGTAAGGTTGGCTATCACGGATGCGGGCTTGACACTGTTGGATATGTTTTTGAGTCCGAATCTCCCGATGGTGATTTATGGATTGATTGCGAAGATGATGTTGTTTGCGAAGTTGATCGGCTAGATTGATCGTTCCACAGATGAACCGCTGAGTCCTATGCAGGATGTTGCATAGGATTCCAGTGGGAGTAATATTGGCTTCAAGAGATTGGACGGAGAGGTTGATGATCTACGTAGTTGGGATTGATGAGCAGAAATGGGTAAAGGTTGGTTATTCTGCTCATGAGGATGTATCGGTCCGTATTGCGCAGTTGCAGACCGGATGCCCGTATTACATCTATCCAATCATTGATACCTTTGGTACGATCCGTCAGGAAAAGGAAATCCATAAGGCGCTTGAGGCAATGTTTCTTAGGGCTCAGATTCGCATTCCACCTAATGAGTGGTATCCAGGTCGGAATACGATGATTAAAGAGTTCCTTGTTTATATGAAGTACGGGCCAGATGCAGCATTGGCTTTTCTGGATAGCAAGGCAACGAACGTGAAACAGTTAGGTAAGAAGCCACGATCTTTGGTGAAGATGGACTTGAAGGCTTGGCCGTAAGTAGGATGATCCCGCCAGTGGCTCTAGATGCTTAGGGCTGCTGGCGGGGGAAGTAGAGATTGCATTGCGATGGAAGTGGTGTGTGCAAAGTTGAACGCGGCAGCAGGCATGTTGTCGTTAGCCCATTCGAGCGGGTAGGCCCGTGGCAAGTAGACTCCAAGACACGTACCTCTGCGCAGATCGCGACTGTTAAAATGGACGGAATAAGAGAGGCCGTCGCCATTTTCATCGCAATGCAATTTAGGGCTTACGCGCACAGGGTGCAAACAGGTCTTGAAAACCTGGCTATCCGGAAATGGATAACTGTTCGATTCAGTGTAGGCCCGCCAAGTTTTAACGGTTGCTTAGATCAGTCTTTGGCGTCGATAGACCAACGCAAGTCTAGAATTGCGAAGTGAAACGATGTTTAGGTCAGGGGTGCGATTCCTCTACAGCCCACCAAGTTTCATTCACAGTCGGAGTGTGGATCGGTGTACGCCGGTCGATGAAATAGGAGTGATGCCCGAGTCCGATAGCATCAAATTCCGAGCCAGAAATGGTTTCGTGCAAAAATCATCCCTACCTGTGATCGCAGGTCGCCAATACAACAGGGAGCCGGATGGATGTAACCGGCATAGATTTGCGGAGGTAGCTCATGGGTTAGAGTCTCGCGCTTCCAACGCGAGGAAGCGGGTTCGAGTCCCGTCCACCGCTCCAAATTGCCGGAATAGCACAATTGGCTAGTGCGCTGGATTTGTAATTCAGAGGTTGTAGGTTCAAATCCTACTTTCGGCACCAAGTCAGCCCCGTTGGTGGAATAGGTAGACACGCTGGATTTAGGTTCCAGTCGCTTAGGCGGTAGCTGTTCGACTCAGCTACGGGGCACCAAACAGTCCGGTTGCTAATATTGGCCTTAGGGGCGCCCTTATAAAGCGCTAGAGCACTCCCCAGATAAGGGATGTAATGTGGGTTCGATTCCCACCCGGACTACCATATGGCCGTGTATCTCAACCGTCTTCTAAACGGTCGTTAATCGAGTAAGCGGAGTATGCAGGTTCGAGTCCTGTCACGGCCTCCACCTATTGACGGATGAATTTACGGCGATACACTAACGGTGCTGGCTGTTCACACGCCGCCCGGTGTCCCTCTCCACCGGTAGCGCTGCAAGGTGTCCTCTCCCATCTTGTTGCGTAAGGGCCGCTAGAACTCATCCCGCTAGCGGCCCTTTTTTATGCCTGAAATCCATCGTTCTACCGTTATTGCTGTACTGTCCTATCCATGATGTTGATAGGATTGGTGCAGATAGCTAATCTATACCTACACCAACAAACTGAGCAGCAGCCATGATGAACATCGAATACACCGCCGAGCAGATTGAAGCCCAGCGCCAGGCATGTATTGTTGCTTATGCGGCTGTCCTGCCGAAGATTGTCATTGAGGTTGATGCCGACATGACCCCGAAGGGCAAGCGCACCGCTCGTATCGTCCAGACTGACCGCAATGGTCGTCAGCTTCGTTGGTACGTCGCTGGCCGCATCTACCGTGAGTTCGGTGTCATCAACAACAGAAACGTCGCCCTCACTAATGAATGGCTTGCAGCATAAGGAGAGATGGATGGAACGCGAAGATATTGATACCGATACAATCGAGGGAAAGATTTCAGTCATGTGTGCGTGGAGGGACAATCGCACTGTCCTGTGCCGGAATAAGGCGAGCGATGGCATGTGGTCAATTTACGTTCAATCTCACGATGGTGATTGGAATTGGGATCACTTCGACTACGCTGTTGCGGCCCTAGACCAAACTCCGGAAGAGATTTGGATTGCGTTTGAAGTTGGGAGCAATATCCCTGTACTTGGGACACACATGAAGCACGAGGCAGATGAATATGTGAAGGATGGGCACATCGTCCATAAGTTCACAAAATCAAACTAACGGACAACGGCCACGCGGCCATAGGAGATGGTATGAAGCCGGATTGGAAAGATGCCCCTGAGTGGGCAAATTGGATTGCGAAGGATAAGGATGGTGAATGGCGAGCATTTGAAAATGAGCCAACGCCGGATGAGTCAGAGGGTTATCACCGGCCTAATGGTGGAAAACATCAGGTAATAGTTCATTGGACGGTTTCTAAGGAGCGACGCCCATGACTGACCAAGAACGCGCAATGCAGCGGGCAAAGAATCCAGGCAAGTCCTATTGGCGAGCATGGCACGGCACGTCTGAGCAGGCTAAGCAGGATCGGGAGAAGGCGGAGCGGGTTGCGCCTTTGCACTCACGGGTTATTCGATAAGGGGGATTTATGCCGATTTGGGTATATCAGGCAATTGGAATTACCGGCGATGTTCTTGCATCGTCCGGAACCCTTCATGGCCTTGAGTATTGGATGAATCAAGGTATTAACCAAGGAAAGCCCTACACTGTAAAGAAGGTGAAGGTTGCGTAATTTGCACGTCAGGGCGGTTTGGCTTACCATCGCGTAAACCACCGCCCTGATTCTTTATGTCCGCACTCGCACACGCCGTAAATATCATCAAAAAGTGGGAAGGCCTCAAGCTTGAGGCTTATCCCGATCCTGCTACCGGAGGAGCGCCGTGGACAATTGGATACGGTGCTACGGGTCCAGGTATCGTGAAAGGAGTTCGATGGACGCAGCGGCAGGCCGAGGATCGTCTAGCGATTGATATTGATCGGTTCATGAAGGGTGTGCGGAGCGTGGTGAAGGGCAAGGTTCGGGATACCGAGCTTGCCGCCATGACCTCTCTGGCCTACAACATTGGCGTATCGGCTTTTAAGTCTTCTACGCTTCTGCGAAAGTTCAACGCTGGCGACAAGGAAGGTGCGGCCAATGAGTTTCCCCGCTGGAATAAGGCGGGTGGCAAGGTTATGCGCGGACTAACGAATCGTCGCCTTGATGAGCAGGCACTGTTCCGGTCATGACCTGCACGCGAGGTTCAGCAAGCTTAGGTAGCCTTGAACTGCGATCAGCAGTAAGAGGCAATCCCCATGAACACATGGTGGCAGAATAATATGGAAGCCTATATTGGTCCGATCCTATCCTTGATGGGTATAGGAATTAGCGGTCTAATCGCTTGGGTTTGGGCGCTATGGAAAGCCCATACAGACTTTAAGCTGAAGGTGTCTGAGGACTACATGAAGGCTTCATCCATTAATGAGCTAAAGGGAGAAATCCACGCTCTTCGGGATGTGGTCTATAGGATTGCTGTTAAAATGGAAGTACCTGTATTCTCGGAACCATATAGGCGAGACCGATAATGAGCGAATCTAAGGGGGATCAGCGGGCGCTTATTGAGGCTCTTGATCGATTCACGGATAAGGCCGACAAGGTTCTTAGCCTTAATTCTGGCAATACAAGTAATGCTATCCATGTAAATGCTGGCGGGATTGGGGTATGGGCTTGCCTAACTGCGTGTGTAGTAAGCATGGTCCTATGTGCGGTGATGGCAGTAATGTTTCTGGATATGAATAGAAAATATGATCGCACTCAAGACCTTTTGAGCGTGATCTACCAGCAAGCCCCCTGGCTTAAACCCCCTGAAGAAAAGAAGGAATAGCATGTCCACTATCATCATCATTACCCCGCCTAAGCGCCCTGCCCGCCAGGCCCAGGTCCAAGAGTTTGGCGCTGAATACGTGGAAGGCGCACGGACCTCTGATATTCTGCGGGCCGTGGCAGATCAGATGGACAAGCAGGAGGAAGACTCTGATGGTTGAAGAACAAAAGCCAGCCGGTTCCGATGACCCGATCATCTTGGAGCCTGACAAGAACGCTGATGGCCCGCCGATCACTGTCCAGCCGATCAAAGTTAGTTGGTGGAAGCGTTGGTCTACCCATCTGGCAGGCATCAATTTCGCCGCAGTAGTTGCTTTTTACGCAATGTTGCCTGATCGTATGCTGGACGCCATTCCGGCTGCTGTGCATGGCCTGATCGGCGTCTCTCTGCTGGCTACTGGCCTAATCCCGGCTGCTACCAGCGTTAAGCAAGTGAAGAAAGTAGACTAAGAGGGCAATGAGATGAACGATACGACCGGCTTTATCAGCGATACCACCGGATTCATTGACAATGGCGTTGAAGGAATCCGCACGGGCGGCGTGTCGCAGACTACTGGCGATTGGATCGAAGTGATCGGCGGGCTGTGATGAAAATTACAACTCTTGATGAGGCAAGGTCTTTAGGTGAAAGGCACTTCTTTACTGGGGTTCCTTGCTCTAGAGGCCATGTCTCACCAAGATTTGTAAGCAGCAGAGGATGCAAAGAATGCTCTGCGGAAAATTCTTCTAAGTGGAGAAAAGAAAACCCAGAGCGAGCAAAGGAGATTGATAGGGCCTCTAAAGCATCAGATAAGGAAAGGGCGGCTGGATGGATTAAATCTTGGCGTATTAAAAATCCAGAAAAAGTTGCCAAATACAACAGGGACTATTACAGAAACAACCCAAATGCTTCTGCATCCAGAAAGAAGTGGCGTGAAAATAACAAGAGCAGAAAGAACGAATTAAACTCTATAAGGAAGATGCGGAAAAAATTCTCTATGCCAGTTGATTTCGAAGAGAGGGCTCTTACGGAATCTAGATGGGAGGAGATGTATAAAAAATGCTGCCGAATGTTTCAATTGACTGGCCACAAGTGGCATGTTGACCACATAATTCCACTCTCGAAAGGCGGTAGGCACCACTATTCGAACTTCCAAATACTTCCTGCTGTGCTAAATGTAAGGAAAAGTTCTAGGATGATCTATATAGAGCCTTTCTCATGGCTAGCGGATTGGGAGGAATACTTGGAGAAAGAGAATGCTAAGTAGTATTATTATTTTTCTAGGTGGGTGGCGTGCAACTGTCTTTGCGGCATTGGCTACTGCATTCCTCCTAGTGGCTGGGGTGCAGACATGGCGTCTTGGGGATACTCAGGACGCCTATGCTGCCTATCGTGACAAGGTAGTGGCCGCTACAGCAAAGGCGGCTCAGGCGGCGGCCACGGCCCGAGAGAAGGCGCAAGCGGCTGTAATCGAGTACCAATCCAAATCGGCTGAGGCCGAACGCAACTATGCAGCCGGACGGGAGTCGGCTATCCATGCGCAAACTACTCTTGTCAGCGATCTTCGCAACGGTAATCAGCGGTTGCAGCAGCAGTGGCGGGGCTGTGAGTCAAGTCGAGTACGTGAAGGTCAAGCCGTTGCCGGAACTTCCGAAGGATCGGATGACTACGCCGAACTACGGGCAGCGAGTGCGGGCAGAATTGCTAGAGCCGCAGACGAAGCCGATGCCCAGGTGATTTGGTTGCAATCCGAACTTATCGCTACCCGCGATCTATACAGCAAGTGCATGGCCCCCAAGGCTGAGTAATGCGCCATATCAAGATGGATACCCTGTATCCGTTCATCGAACTAATTTGTCCGGTTTGTGATGAGGAATCGGACCATCCAGTAAGCAATCCCGATCCGTTCCAAGCATGGAACAGTCTTTTCCAAGAGCCTGTCTGCCACTGCGTCCATCGGTTCGGTAAGATTGAGACAGAGCAGAGAGGCACTCTGTACGGGTAGGGATCATGAAGATTGAGGATGTTGCATTCAGGCTGGCAATTGGGATTGCCAATGTAATCAAGTGGGCATTGATTGCTGGGCTAATTGCGGTATTAGCTTTGTTGTTTATTGGCCCTATCGGATGGATCAAAATGGGCCTGCTTGTCGAGTGCAAGTATGTAGAGAGTTGCGCTAAGGAACATAAAATCGAATACGTGGAGAGGAAAAAGTGAACAAGGACAACGCACGGGACTACCTGCCGCTGGTGCAGGCTTTGGCGGAAGGAAAAGTAATTCAAAGCCGGATGTTTAGTTGCGATCCTTGGAAAGATTGCGCACGTCCAGATTTTACAATGGACCCCTCTAACTACCGCATCAAGCCTGAGCCACGAGAGATTTGGGTGAATCGCTATGTTGATGGATATGACTCTGATCGTGCTTACTCATCAAAAGAATATGCTGAAGATGGGATTCAGGATGGATGGCGCGCTGTCCGCTACCGCGAGGTGATCGAATGAACCTCGAACAGATCGACACCAGCACTACGGCGGGGAAGGCCGAGGTCATGCGGCTTGCGGCGGAGTGGCGGAAGGTGGCTGCGCAAGATCCGTTCGATTCTGAGTCTGAGTGGCATCACAACCCTTCGCCTGCTTGGGACTGGTTTGGAATGACCTACGCAATCATCTCCGAGCCGGTTGGGCCGAAGGAGGTGTGGGTGGTGCTCAATGGATGTGGCCAGGTATGCGCGATTACCGAGTACGAGCCGATTCATCTGAACACCACCTCCAAGGTCCGCTACATCAGAGCTGACCTCGCTGGGTAGAAGGGTTAATGAACGCCATCGAAAAACGAGCGCGGGAGCTGTTGGATGCCGAGATGGGCGAAGACCCGCGCGAGACATATTACGCAGCCGTTGCTGTAATCAGCCGACTGCTCGCGTTGCAGCAACAGCTTGATCGCACGGAGAAGCAGCCGTGAAGTGGGGATCGTATCCACCTGAGTACAAGCGCCAGTTCTTGTGGGTTCCTCGCTGTGTCGAAGGGACGTGGTACTGGTGGGTTTGGTGCTGGACTCGATTTTGCGGGGACTGCACCGAGTTCTGGTTCGAGGAGCCGACCTGTCGCCACTGCGGTGGCGGAAAGGTCTACTGCAGAAACTGCCTGCGCTGGAGGAACAAGTAATGGACATCGAAGAGAGAATCGAAGCCGCCATCGAACGTATTACGTGTGGCTTTGCGCCTATGCGCGTACCCGCAGATGGCACCGATCCGGACCTTGTTCTGGCGGACTGCCTGACCGAGATTCGCCGGCTGCGTGCGGTGGCGGGACCTCATATCCCCGAGGGCTACGTGCTGGTGCCCGTGGAGCCGACTGAGGCGATGCTTGAAGCTGGTGGAGATGTTGAGCAAATCCACCTCGAGTGGGGTGTGGACCCGTATGTTGAGAACACGGCAGATGTTTGGCGCGCCATGCTCGCCGCTCGCCCGGAGGCTACTAATGTCAATGACTGAAGTAGTAGAAGAATCGCTGAAGGCAGATGCCAGGTTCCGGCATTTGACGGTGATGCCGCTTGAGCGAGAGGAAGAGTGCGAATGCTGCGGCGGGCTTGGTTATATCGATGAGACGCTTGGCGGATACGCATTCTCAAATCCCAGGGCACAATGCCCGAATTGTGACGGTAATGGATACTGGATTAGGAGGGCTTACGCATGACCGCAGGCGACAAGATCAAGCTTAGGGCTGAGTTGGCTGGGAAGGCGATGCAGGGAATGCTGAGTAATTCACATGACCAAATATCAGCTATGTCAGATAGCGCAATCGTGCGGTCATCCGTTGAGATAGCAGACGCCCTAATGGCTGAGCTTGGCATTAATGGGGAGGAGTGAGATGGGCGCTGTATTCGCAGTAGTTGGTATTTTTGCATTCGGGATGCTTGTTGGACTTCTGATTGCCAAGAAGCTTGGCCCACACTGGACGGCAAATGAGAGGAAGGTAGATGAGTAAGGTAGAGGGGCTGACTCTAGTAGACTTCACCAAGTGGCTGAGTAATCTAGATGCGCTTGACCTGATCGACGCGGAGACTACTGTCAGGGAGGCTAGGGAGCGTAAGAAGAACGAGGGGCGAGTTAGCCTGATCCGGGTTGAGGCCGATGGGATCAATGTGGCCTGCTTCAAGTCGGGCGATATGAGGGGAGTTCTTGAATACCTGCTAGCCCATGTTGATAAGTTCAGTGAACTAGATGGCATGGTCAGGACCGATATGATTAAGGTGCCTGAGTCCGAAGTAGAAGATCGACTAGCCAATAGGTGGTGGTGAGGATGAATGACCCTGATTGGAAGATCGTGTGGGAGGGTAAAAATGACTAGAAGTAAGATTTATCAAGAATCGCCTGATGGATGGACTTTGCGGAGTAGTGATCCGTCTGTTTCCAATAGCCAACCTCGCTATGTTGTTAAAAAGGACTCTGGCAGCCATTGGGCTTATCTGAAGGACACACGGACAGGGGCAACGGTCTGTAGGTCCAATGTTCTTGGTAAAGACGCATGGTCTAACCTGGACAAGCATTGCGCTAGGCTCAATGAGAGGGATAGGTTGGATCAGGCTTTGAAAGCGGTGTAGTATCTTGATATATAGATAAGAGATAGGTTGGATAATGCCACCGGGTAGGCCGAGTTCCTATAAGCCAGAGTATGCAAAGATCGCAGCCGCAGCGACTAGGGCTGGCCTTACCGACAAGGAATTGGCGGATGTTTTTGAGGTGTCTGAGCGGACCATCCACCGATGGAAGCTAGATCATGAGGATTTCTGTCAGTCCTTAAAGATTGGTAAGGATGTAGCAGACGACCGTGTGGAACGGTCCTTGTTCCAAATGGCGATTGGGTATGAGCAAGAGGAAGTGAAAATCTTCATGCCTGCCGGAGCGACTGAACCTGTCTATGCGCCATACACAGCAAAGGTTGCCCCTAGCCCGACTGCTGCTATCTTCTGGCTAAAGAACCGCCGCAAGGATGAGTGGCGTGATAAGCGTGAAGACGATACTCCCAAGGATGACATGGGTGATGTAATCCGCGACCTGATTGCTAAACTGCCTGGATGAAGACCGGGAACCTTCTGTTAGACCGCCAGCTAGCGCGCTGGTATGCGCTTAAAGACCATCCGGTGCAGCTTGCCCTGATGCAGGCTGTGCCTTCTGGCGTTAGATTCCCTTTGGTTCCTGCTGGACGCCGTAGTGGGAAGACTGAGCGGTTTAAGCGATTCCTGACTAAGATGGCTAGCGCAGACGTAGGGCCATACTTCGCTGCTGCGCCTACGCATAGTCAGGCTAAGAAGATTTTTTGGGATGATCTTAAGCAGTTCACGCTGTCGGCCACCCATAAGCGCAGACCGTCTGAGTCTGAGCTAATTATCTATCTCGACAGTGGGAGCGAGATTCACGTCATTGGGCTGGACAAGCCCCAGCGTATCGAGGGCATCCCGTGGCGTGGCGGTGGGATCGATGAGTTCGCGGACGTGAAGGCCGATGCGTGGGAGGCTAACATCCTGCCTGCGCTGAATACGGTCAACCCGACCGATCCCGATTACCGTGCATGGTGCTGGCTGCTGGGTGTGCCGGATGGCCTGAACCATTACTACGACCTTTGCATGAAGGCCGAGACAGGGGCAGACCCTAATTTCAAGGTGTTCCATTGGAAGTCGGCTGAGATTTTGCCGCCTGACGTGATGGACGCCATGAAACGGGCTATGTCCGTGAAGCAGTTCAAGCAGGAGTTTGAGGCCAGCTTTGAGACTGCTGGCGGGCGTATCTATGAGGACTATGGCAAGCACAACCTGACTGATGCCACGATCCAGCCACATGAGCAGCTAATGTGGATGCACGATCAGAACTTCACGCCGCTTTCATCTGCCATCGGTGTGCGCCGGAATGAGAATAAAGACCTTTACCTACTGGATGAGATTGTCCTGACTAGCGCTGTATCCCGGCAGGCGGCTATTGAGTTCGTGGAGAAGTACAAAGATCATGCTAATAAGCACGTATTGATCTACGGCGACCCGGCAGGCAAGGCGGGCGAGAAGCACGGCCACGCGTCTGACTACACGGACATTGAGGGGGTACTAAAGGAGAATGGCTGGCGCTACACGCGCAAGGTCAAGCCAGCCCATCCCGCCATCAAGGACCGCCAGAACGCTGTGCGAACTAAGATTCTGACGGCCTCAGGCGATACCTCGCTGTACGTCAACCCGAATACAGCGCCCTGGTGCCACAAGGGTCTAGCGACAGTCCAGCTAAAGGACGGCTCCACGTTCCAAGAGGATCAGACGAACCAGTATCAGCACATCACGACCGCCATCGGCTACTGTGTGGACGTGGAATGGCCGAGTAAGCCCAAGTTCGATCCCATCGCAGCGGTCCGGGGCTAGTGTTCTATCTGTGGCCCGTTCTGTTTCATTCCTGATATTTATCAAATTAATCAACGATGGTAGATTGGGCCATCGATAACTAGGAGGGTGTTGGTATGAGTGGGATTAAGAGAATCGGATGGCACGGAGTACACGGGATGCAGGATGACGCCAACGGCGACTACGTCCTCCACTCCGACCACGAGGCAGAAGTAGCCCGCCTGCGCGCTGAGGTGCAGAACGCCGCCAAGGCCGCGCTCGATGCTGTGGCGCTGTCCTGCGAGAAGGAGCGCGAGGCTGATGCGCTGCGGGTGGATGCGGAGCGGTGGCGGTTTGTGTGCGAACAGATGGAGGTTGAGAACGATGACGACGAATACGGCTTCTGGTGCAGCACCGTCACTCTCAAATCAGGCTACATCTATCCTCCGCCGTCACCGTACTACGAGACGGTAAATCAAGCAATCGACGCCGCAATGGGAGCATCCGCATGACCACCGACAACAAGACCCTGGCTGTTGATGTGCTGGGGGTGATGGCCTTGGATGCGAACCACGCATACCACTGGCGGCGGGAAGGCTCCGACACTTCATGGGCTGAGGAGAACAGCATCCAATCCGAAGTCGCCCGCTCCGCAGTCGCCGAGCTGATCCAAATCGCCATGGAGTTCAGCGACTACGTGGCCGTAGACCATAACGATACGTCGCTGCTGGATCGCGAAGACATGTGGGATCGACTTGGTTCGGCAGTATCCCGCGTCAAAGGAGAATCAGCATGAGCACTGACAAGACCCTGGCGGACGTGCAGCCCGGTGGGATGGTGAGGCTGGGGGATCGTCAATTTGAGGCGTGGGCGCTCTCGACCGGGCGGACCATCAACGATCTTCGGAAATTGGAGGGCGAGTACGTCTATGAAGACACGCGGCTGATGTGTGCCGCATGGCAAGCCGCCCTCTCCGCCCAGCCCTCCCCGGCCAGTCAGGGGGATGACTCGCCTATGGCAAAGATGGCAGCCGCTCTCCGTGGGAAAGCCGAAGCTGAGCGGGCTGCGTTCGATCAACGCGTGCAGTCCGGCGAGTGGGGGCCGATGCCGGACAACCCGGACGTACTAGAACTGCCACCTCTTCCCGAAGAGGTTGACTCGGTTCGCTGCATGATTCGCGGTGAAAAAGGGTTCGCTGAGCCCTGCGATTACTACTTCACCTCCAAGCAGATGCGTGACTACGCGCGCACCGCACTCGCCGCCCGCCAGCCGGTGGGGGAGCCGGTATTCCGTGAGCGATCTACGCACAAAGTCTATCGGGGATCATGCGGGAGCCTGCCTTGTCACTGCTGGGCTGATACAGACCACATCATAGGCGATGAAGTGAAGCGCTACGCCGCCCCGCCCGCGCAGGCCGTGGACCTGAACACAGTCCGCTACGCGCTCGATTCTGCGGAAGGGTTGGCAGTAGCTTGTGCATCTGTCGATGGATTCTCCCGGGAGGAATTAGCTTCCGCTGGCCGAGAGATGAGAAAGCAATTTGCCGATGCACGCGTTCTGATCGACAGCCAGGTGGTGGGCAAATGAGTAATAAGTGATTAGCAGCAAATAGACAGGGGCCAATCGGCCCCTTTCTTCC